TTAAACGATGCCTCCCCAAAAACGACCAGTACAGTCCCTACAGGCCCGTGTGAGGGCCAAAACAGTCAGGATTGATAGGGATATGCCTCGAAAGAAAAAACCTCTTACGGGGGCTACCAAGCCTCGCCTCCACTCGCCACTACTCAAGGGCAAATCTCGGGGTATCGAGATATCGCAGCTAGCAGACTCTATAGAGATGCCGCTTTTACCTTGGCAAAAATTTGTCATAGACGATATGTGTATGGTGGACAAAGATAATCTTTTTATCAGAAAGACAAATTTAGTGTTGGTGGCGAGACAACAAGGAAAGACTCACCTTGCTCGGATGATGATGCTGGGGCACATGTTTTTATTCGATAGCCCTAACGTGCTAATGATGAGCTCTAATAGATCGATGGCCTTGGACACCTTTAGGCAGGTAGTCGGAGCGATTGAGAGTAACGATTGGATGCGTAAACAGGTAAAGCAGATACGCCATGCTAACGGCACGGAGTCCATAGAATTAAAAAATGGAAATAGGCTCGATGTAGTCGCAGCTACTAGAGACGGCAGCCGCGGCCGGTCGGCCTCGTATTTATATATCGATGAGGTACGCGAAATCTCAGAGGAGGGTTTTAGAGCTGCAACCCCTACGACTAGAGCTAAACCAAATGCTCAAACCTTACTTACGAGTAACGCTGGGGACTCGTTTAGTACCGTGCTTAATGATCTACGCGAAAGGGCTCTATCTTTCCCTCCTAAATCATTTGGGTTTTATGAATATTCAGCGCCTCAATTTGCAAAGATAACAGATCGTAATGCGTGGGCCATGGCTAACCCGGCTCTTGGCTATACCGTAACCGAGTCGGCTTTAGAGGAGGCGGTAGCTACTCAACCGATCGAAACCACAAAAACCGAGTTACTTTGTCAATGGATAAGTAGCACCTCCTCACCGTGGCCTCATATGGCGGTCGAGGATGCAGCCGATAAGGATCTAAAATTGTCGGTGGGACCTCTTACCATATTTGCGTTTGACGTTAGCCCTAGCCGTAGAGACGGCTCGTTATGTATGGGCCAAGTCCTCGAGGATGGCCGTATAGGCGTAGCGGTCCTTGAAATCTTTCACTCGGACGTGTCTATCGATGAGTTATTTGTAGCTAATGCGATAGCCAAATGGGCCAAGATTTATTATCCGAGACAGATCGCCTACGACAAATACACCACGGCCTCTATTGCAAAAAGGCTTGAAGCAAATGGATTACAGATCACCGACATATCAGGGCAAAAGGGGTATCAGGCATCCGGAGACCTCTACGAAAGTTTGGCCAATAAGCGGATCGTCCACTCGGGGCAAGATCAGCTAGTTAGCCATATGGCTAATTGTGCAGCTAAAGAGTCAGATGCCAGCTGGCGTATCATTCGGCGTAAGTCAGCCGGGCCGGTGGATATAGCTATAAATTTATCCTTTATCGTCCATATACTCACTCAACCCATGGGTGAGGCTAAAGTTTACGTTTAGAGACACGCCGCCTAATACCTGATTTTATCCTTGACAATTTGAGAAAATCCCTCTCATGGGAATACTCCAAACTCTAGGGTTTAAGTCAGCTGATAAGCCGACTATCGAGGCTCAATATGCACCTGCCGTTATGTCTACACAATATGGCTACGGCTCATATAACACCGGGTCTATCGCTGGATATAACACAAGCGGTATAGATCGTAATTTTGCTTTGCAGGTCGCTAGTGTTGCACGTTGTCGTAATTTAATAGCTGGAGTTATCTCCGGTATTGATTTAGCACTTTATAAAAAATCAACTGGAGAAAAATTAGGATCTCCGGTTTGGTTAGAGCAACCCGATCAGCGACAACCTCGCAGCGTAACTATTGCAGCTACGGTGGACTCACTTATATTTTACGGATGCGCTTATTGGCGCGTAAATTCTCTGTATGCCGATGATGGACGTCCCTCAGGTTTTGAGTGGGTAGCAAATAACCGAGTTACCTTTACTACAAATAAATTTGGTACAGAGATCGAGGATTATTTTGTCGATGGTATTAAAGTACCTATGGGCGGTATTGGATCTCTTGTTACTTTCCAAGGTTTGACTCCTGGGGTATTAGATACAGCTGGCACTACTATTAAAGCCGCTTTTGATGTACAAAGAGCTGCCGCCGTAAGTGCAGCTACTCCCATGGCAACTACTGTATTAAAAAATAACGGAGCTGATTTACCAGAAGCTCAAGTGCAAGGTTTACTAGCTGCATGGAAAGCATCTCGTGCATCACGATCTACAGCATATTTAACCTCTACTTTATCTGTAGAAAATATCGGCTTTTCACCTAAGGATATGGGCTATGTAGATTTCTCCCAATACCTTGCCACGGAAATTGCGCGCTCTATGAATGTACCGGCCTATTATATTTCTGCCGATATGAATAACAGCATGACTTACCAAAATATATTAGACGGCCGCAAGGAATTTATGGCGTATTCACTACAGCCATATATTTGTGCTATCGAGGATCGTCTATCTATGAATGACATAACAAATTCTCAAAATCAAGTACGTTTTGCGGTCGATGACTCGTTTTTACGTGCAGATGCAAGAGAGCGTTTAGATATTATAGAAAAGATGCTAAACCTAGATTTAATCGATGTAAATCAAGCCCGACAAATGGAGCAACTCACACCGCTAGGAGATGCAAGTGCTACTAACGTTTAGTCAAGAAATACAGGCAGCAGATACAGAGCGCCGGATCGTATCGGGGCTTATCGCACCATACGGCGAGATCGGACATACCTCAGCTGGCCCGGTCGTATTTGAGCGAGGATCTATCGCTATTGCAGATCCAACAAAAATAAAATTACTATCGCAGCATCAACAGGATAAGCCGGTAGGCCGCATGATCAGCTCGAGCGACTCTACAGAGGGCGTTTACGGATCGTTTAAGCTTTCGAGTAGCACTCGAGGACAGGATGCGCTCGTACTAGCTCAGGAAAATCTCGTGTCTGGCTTATCCGTAGGGGTCGATGTAACGGCCTCTAAGCCGATGGGAGATTACCTGCTCATCACGGCTGCCGTCCTCAAAGAGGTGTCGCTTGTTGAAAGCGCGGCCTTTAGCAGCGCAGGCGTTGAGGAGATTATGGCAGCGAGAGCTGCTATTGAAGCTGCAACTAGCACAAAAGAAAAAACTACAACTATTTCTACGACTATCGTAGAGATCGAAACAGAAACCGAAAGCGAGGAAGCTGTGACTACAGCCCCAGAAAATACACCGGAGGAAACTCCGGTAGATACACCGGTCGAGGCTGAAAAAGTCGAGGCCGCTCGTAAGATCATCCGTCCATCCGTACTAGACTCTCAGCGACTACGTACCCCTATTACATCTATGGCTACATACACAGAGCATAAGATCAAAGCTGCACTCGGCAACGATGACTCTAAGATGTACGTAACCGCAGCGGATGATTTTTCTACAAACCCTGCATTTAATCCAACACAGTATCTACAAGAATTTGTAACCAATACTCGTTTTGGTACCCCGGCCATTGATGCGTGCTCTCAGGGCGTATTACCCTCACAGGGCATGACGATCCAAGTCCCGGCACTCGTTACCTCAGCCGGCGGTGGTACAGGCGTAGCACCTACTGTTACAGTAGAGGCAGAAAACGGCGCGGTATCTAATACAGATATGCAGAGCGCCTATTTGTCTGGCACCGTATCTAAGTACTCCGGCATGGGCACCATATCCGTTGAGCTCCTCGAAAGATCAGATCCAAATTTTTATGCTGAATTAACTCAACAGCTACAAAATGCTTATCTAACTACAATCGACACAGCTGTATTAAATGCTTTACTTACAGCTAGCACAGGCTCAACACCTACTACAGCTGATAGTGATGGAGTTATCGCATTTACATCACAAGCTGCCGCTGCCGTTTACAAAAACACAGGTTATTTTGCACAAAATTACGTAGGTAATGCCGCACAATGGCAGCTACTAATGGGCGCAACCGATACCACAAAGCGACCTATCTATAACGCTATCCAGCCAATGAACGCAGCCGGACAGGTAGGCCCTCAAAGCATCCGCGGTAACGTGCTAGGCCTTGATCTATACGTAGATAAAAACTTTACAGAAACAACAGTAGATGACTCATCGGCGCTAATTTTGGCACCTGAAGCGTTTACAGTTTATCGCAGCCCACAGGCGTACATGAGCGTAAACGTTGTTTCTAATCTACAGGTACAAGTTGCAATTTATGGCTTTATGGCAACAATCGCCAAAATGCCTAACGGTATCGTTAGATATTTGAAGGCATAAGCAACAAAACTAATAGTCGGTAGCCCTCTTAGCCCTTTGAGGGCTACCGGCCCTAGTAAGTAAAGGAGTAAAAAAGTGCCAGCCACATACGTAACCGAGGCCGAGCTAAGAGCAAATTTAGGTATTGAAAATTTGTATAGCTCAGATATCGTGGAGACGTGTTGCCAGGCTGCCCAAGATTTACTCAACCAATTTTTATGGTTTGACTCAGCTCCGGTAGTGGGCACGGCTTTACAAAACAATGTCGCTACCGTAATGGTCGCTAACCCTGCAATCTTTAGCACTGGGGACTCTGTAACCTTGAGCGGATGCGGCTCAACCTTTAACGGCACTTACACAATTACCGGCACTATGCCATGGACAGCCGGCACGACTACTAGTTTTCCATCTATAGCCTTTAATACTTACGCCTTTAACTGGCCTAAGGGATACAGCTTTATCCAATTTGCTAAAACAGCGGCTAACGCTAATTTTACTCGCGTACTCCCTTATGGATCAGCTGTAGGAGCCGATACAAAAACAAACGCTTATGCGACTACCCCAGCTGTACGCGAGGCAGCCATGATCTTGGCCGTAGATATTTTCCAAGCCCGGCAGGTCAGCCAGACGGGCGGCGTAACTGTAGATGGATTTAGTCCGAGCCCATACAGAATGGGTAACAGCATGATCGGCAAAATTCGCGGGCTCATTTCCGGTTATCAAAATCCCGGGAGCATGGTCGGATAGTGCCTACAGCCATCACCACGCTAAGAGCCTCACTAGCTGCCGCTCTTGCTAATAACTCGGTTTGGAATACGTATAGTTTTCCACCTGCCACAATAACCGCCAATAGTGTGATCGTGGCCCCGGCAGATAACTACATCACTCCGAGCAATAACACCTATGCGGCAATCTCGCCTATGGCTAATTTTAAGATTATTATGACGGTGCCTTTATTTGATAACCAAGGCAACCTCAACGGCATCGAGACTATGGCTGTAGCTGTATTTAACAAGCTCGCCGCCTCAAGTATCAAAATGAATGTTGGCGCGATGAGTGCTCCATCCGTACTAGAGGTACAAAGTGGATCCCTTTTAACCGCTGATTTCTCTATATCAACCCTAACGAGCTGGAGCTAAACGATGGACCTAACACCTGAGGAGCTGGCTTTTCTTATAAAGATAGGTCAGATCGAAACACCAAAACCAAAACCAACAGCCAAGAAAGACGAGGAATAAATCGTGGCAATTTTTCTAAATAATAAGGTCGGCTTTAAGGTCGGCTCAACACCTGTAGATTTCACAGATCACGTAACAAATTTTACGCTGACACAGCAAAGCGACCAGATCGAAGTCACCGCAATGGGCAGCACAGCTCATCAATTTGTAACTGGGCTCTCAGCTGACACGATTACAGTAACGCTGCTCAACGACACAGCGGCAGGCTCTATCTTGGCAACGCTACAAGCTGCATACGGTACGACCGTGGCTTTTAAGGCTATCCAAGATTACACAGCTGCCGTATCTGCTACTAACGTTTTGTACAGCGGTACGATCTTGATCGATAACCTAACTCCAATTAACGGCGCCGTAGCTGATGAGGGCATGATGGATCTTACATTTACCTGTAACTCCAAAACCGCTATTGCAACTACTGGTACATGGTAAATCTAACTAACTAACTAAGGGGCAAAAATGGCTAAATTAAAGATCGTACGTAATGATGGGACTGAGCTTGTAGGAGAAATCACGCCTAGCGTTGAGTATGCCTTTGAGCAATTTTACAAGATCGGTTTTCATCGTGCGTTTAGAGAGCAAGAGATGCAATCAATGGTCTATTACTTAGCTTGGGAAATTACAAAACGTGCAGGGGAAGCGCCAAAACCTTACGGTGAGGCCTTTATCGATACGCTTAAAAGCGTAACCGTGGAGGACAGCGACCCTTTAGCC